TCCTCGCCGGCATCGCCGCCAGCAGCTCCTTGATGGCGTCCATGCGGGAGTCACCCCACGACATTTTCGGGACGGCCCGGTCGGCCAGCAGCGGAGAGATCCGCAGACCGAGCGACGCCGGGATGAGACGCCGCAGTTCGGACGCCAGGGTCCCACCGAGGCGGGCCGACATGGGCGACGTGAAGCCGTCGTCGACGATCCGCTGACCCATCGACAGCCCCGACACGCGGATGGTGCCGCCCTCGTCCTGCCACTCCGCGATCCCGAAGCGACCCACCGGGAAAATGTCGACGCGCTGCGACACGAGGGTGCTCGTCCGGATGGTCACGGCGAGGCTCTGACCCTTGCAGGCCAGCGGGTGCAGCACGTCCCGTCCGGGCAGCCAGTCGCGGCCCATCCGGCGCGGCACCAGCAGATCGAGCGACCCCTGCACCTCACGACTGGTCGACCACGTCACAGACCCGCCCGCCACCGGCACATCACCGAGATAGCGAGTGCCCCGCCACGAGGAGACCAGCGCCTCCCACTTGAGCCCGCCAGCCAGATCGGCGTCAGTCAGAGACGACGGGATCATCCGAGGGTCGCCCAATCGGTCAAATCAAAGAGATCGAACGTCTTCCCGGCGAAGAAGGCATCAAAGTCGTCGAAGGTCTTGCCCGACCATGCCGCGTCGAAGGCATCCCATGTGGAGATGCCCAGCATCGTGTCCGGCTCAGGATCGGCCTGCGCCAGGTAGGTCAGTGACCACATCCGGGGAGCCACCCCAGCGCCGCGGTCATTGGCGTCGCCCGTCACGTAGACGAGGTCCACCAGTGGCACATCACAGCCATCCAGCGAGCACGAGTGCAGCACGTAGCAGGGGGTGTTGGCGTCCATCAGGGACCGCATCAGCGCCGTGTCGATGCCCTCCGTCGATGCCACGAAAGAGCCGCCACCCGCACCGGCGACCGGCCCCAGCCGCAGCGGCGCATACCGGGACCCGGGCACCTCCGAGGCGTGGTACCGACGATCCGATCCGCGCCTGTCGCCACCCTGCGCCGTGCGGCGGAAACTCACCGCCAGGCCACCCGACAGCGACACCATCACGTCCGACGCCGGCGACGTCCGCGTGATCGTCGACGTGGACACCACAGCCGTGCCCACCGTCAGCCGGTACGTGACCGGCGTCCGGATCGGGGCCGCAGCATCCACCAGGACCACCTGAGACCCCGCACCCGTCCCAGACCCCGCACGAGGCCGGTAGGTGACCGTCTCACCCAGGCCATCGGTGTAGGACGCCAGCAGCGACCACGGCTGCCCGGCCGTCAGTTCGGCCCCCGACAGCACCACACGCACCGACGGCACCCGCTCCGACCCCAGCGACACGATCATGCGGGCCTCCCGGCGAATTGGGTAGCGCGGGCCGCGGATGAGACCGAGGCTGAGGTGGCGGCGTAGAGCATCCCCGCCAGTGCGCGAAGGTCGTCAGGGTGGAGGCGGGTGAAGCCAGAGTCAGCAGTCGCGGCGATCGCGGGCTGAGAGCCGTTTCCGGAGCCCGACAGGATGGACCGCGTCCTGCCTGCGGGGACGACCTCCTGGCCGGCCGCAAGCTTGACGATCTCAGGACCTTCCTCGCCCACGAGGTAGGCGCCCGTGCGGGACACCGGGCCACCCGAGGCCAGCGCCCCCTGAATCTGCAGGGCTCGGAAGTTCCGGCCCACGGCGTCCAGCTTGGCTGCGCCATTGATCTGGAGATTGAGCTCGACATCCTTGCGGTCGGGGATGTCCTTGATGCCGCGCGCGGCGGCGTCCGCCTGGTCGGCGAGTCCGCGCAGCTTCCCCGCGGCATCCTTCGCCCACTCGAAGCCGGGGATGTTGCCGAGCCCGCCCACGAAGTCGGCCAAGGCACGCATGACGCCGGCGAAGCCAGACACGATGAAGCGGAAGGCGGGCGCGAGAGCGTTGTTCCACAGCCAACGGCCCGCGTCGGCGACAGCATCGAAAGCGCCGTTGACGACGTTGCGGAAGTCCTCGGACGTGTTGTAGGCGACGATGAAGCCGGCCACGAGCGCGGCGATCGCGATCACCACGAGGGCGATCGGGTTGGCGGCCATGACGACGTTGAGGATGCCCTGGATGAAGGCCCACGCCCGCGTGAGACCAGTCACCTGCCCGACGAAGGACAGGAAGCCTCCGGCGGCAGCAATCCCCTGGGCGAGGACCAGCGCCTGATATCCGAGCACCAGGACGCCGACCGTGACCGCCAGCGGCTTGATGACTCCCTCGTGCTTGGCCAGCCAGTCGTAGGCGTCTTTGGCCGCCTTGCCGGTGGCAATCAGCCACTCCGCAAAGCCCTTGAGGTTGGACACGACACCGGGCAGCGATTCGGTCAGTTTGCCGATGCCCTCCTTGATGAAGGGCATGATCGGGGCTACGGCGTCCGCAAGGTTCTGGCCGAGGGTGTCCTTGAGGTTGGAAATCGTGCCCTCAAGGCTCTTGCTTTGGGCGTCCATGAGGCCGTTGAACTTCTCCATGCCCTTGCCCGACTCCAGCGCCGTCATCATGGCGTCGAGTTCCTTCTTGCCCAGCTTCCCGGCCTGCGCCATCTCGACGATCTTGTCCTTGCTCTTGCCGGTCGCGGCCGCGAGCAGGTCATAGACGGGGATGCCGGCGTCGCGGAGTTGGTTGAGGTCCTCGCCGGTGATCTTGCCCGCGGCCTGCATCTGCTGCAGGGCGACGGTGGCGCGCTTGATGCCCTCAGATCCGGTGCCCATGCCCGACGTGACATCGCCCAGGGTGCGCATGATCGGCAGCACCTTGTCGGCGTTCACCCCCGCAGAGATCAGCGACGAAGCGGCGGTCTGTAGCTCGGGGAACTCAAACGGCGTCTTGGCCGCGAAGTCCTTCATCTTGTCGAGGAACGACTGTGCCTCCTCGGCAGAGCCGAGCATGGTGGTGAAGGAGATCGCGGCCTTCTCGTTGGCCGCGTAGGTCTCGACGCCGTACTTCGCAGCCCCCACGGCCAAAGCGCCGAGGCCTAGACTGGCGAGCAACTTGGTCAGGCGCCCCAGTCCCGGACGTGCGCCGGACTCGACCTTGTCGCCGATCTGCTTGCCCGCCTCCTCGGCGGTCCTCGGGGCGTCCTTGAGGCCCTTCTTGTACTCGCTGTCGTCAACCTTGAGCTTGGCGACGAGGGTGCCGAGGTCGAGGGCCATCGGGGATCACTCCTCTCGTGCGAGCGCGAAACCAAGTCGGGTCGTGGGGGTGTAGCGCTCGATCACCTGCCCGTCGGGGAGGATGTGCAGGTCGTGCGCGGGAGGGACTGCGAGGAGGCCGAGGATGCGTGTCCGGAGCCAGCGCCAGGTTTGGGTGTCGAGCGACTCGACGACGTCGATGCGGTAGCGCTCGGCTAGGTCGCACTCGACGGCGGACCAGTGGTCGAAGACGCCGGTCCACAGCCGGGCCAGGGCGAGGGCAGCATCCTCGTGCGAGTCGTCGTCCTCGAAGCGCCTCAGCCCTGTCGGGCCTTGCGGGTTGACTTCTTCCCCGAGCCCTTCGGCAGGTGGTCCCGGGGTTGCGTAGGGAGGTGGCGGCCCCAGAAGGCGGCGGCGGAGTCCATGCCGTAGACGCACCAGATCATCACGGTCTGATTGACGTGCTGGATCATCGACCAGGGCAGGCCATCGGCGATCATCTCGTCGAGGGTCGGCCCGAGGAGGGACACCATCAGCTCGCGCTCCTCGGCGTCGTCGAGGACGGCCTTGGTGCGCGGATCGTTAGCCACCGCGTCGGCGGTGAGCTTGCCAGAGTTGGCGTCCATGCCGATCCCCATGAGTCGGGTGACCATGAGACCGGTGCGGGCGCTGGGTGACTGGATGCGGTACGTCTTGCCCTTGATGGGCAGGTGGATGACCTCGTCGAGGGTCTCGTCGAGGGCGGCGAAGGTCGCCATGGGGTCGCCTCCTGGGCTTGGCTGAGGGGTGGCTGAAAGCAGCCCCCTGCCGCGCTCAGCCAGACACGACAGGGGGCTGCGTCTAGGGGTTACGGGCCGGCCGGGTGGGTGATCGAGGTGCGGGCTCCGTCGCCGGCGATCTTGACGCCCACGATGTCGAGCTTGTCCATGCCGCCACCCTCAGGCGACCAGGTGACCGTGCCCCAGCCTTCGTAGGCCTCGACGCGCGGTCCGGACGGCTCCATCTCGTACCAGCGGACATGGACGCGGGCGGCCACGCCCGCGAGACCCGCCTTGGTGCGCAGGAACTCCTGGCCGGGGTCGTAGGCGGTGGCGCTGGCCGCGGTGACACCTCGCTTGACTTTGGCCTCGATCGCCCACGAGAGGGCCGTATTCTGCTCGCCCTTCCACGCCGAGGAGAAGTCGGACGTGTCGCCCGTGGTGGCCGAGACTGCGGCCTTGAACTCCTGGACGCCGAAGATGCCGACCCATGTCGGGGTCGTGGCGGACCCGGCCGTGTCGACGTCGAAGAACCACTTGCGGTTCAGGGTCGTCGCGCCGAGCGCCTGGCGGGGGATGCTGGTGTCAGCCATGAGCTGCTCCTTGGGCTCGGCGGGCTTGCGGCCCGGCTTGGGATCAGGGGTCTCGGCGGGCTGCTCGGGCTCGGCGTCCGGCTCGATGCACTCCCACTCGGGATCGGCGGCGTAGGCGTCTGCGACAGGGCCGAAGACGGTGATGGTCTGGGGCGGATCGGCGCCCCAGGGCTTGGACTTGAAGACGGCCATGAGGGCTCCTCCTAGTAGCGGTTCGTGGTCGGGTGGCTGAGCCGCACGTAGTAGTTCTCGGTGCGGGCGTGCAGGTTGTTGTCGAGACCCAGGTCGGCGGCTGAGCGGCGCTCGATCGAGGACAGCCGTACGGCGTCCACGGTCACGGCGTAGCGGGCGTGCAGGGCGGAGAAGGCGGCGTCGCAGCGGGCGAGGAGCGCGCTGCGGGTGGCGCTGCGGATGGTGAGCTGGACGCCGAGGATGCTGTCGGCGTCGAGGTCGTCGGAGACCGGGTAGGTGGCGATCTGGATCGACTCGGGCACGTCGTAGGGGCCGGGGACCGTGAAGATGCCGACCTGGCCTGCGGCATACGGCGTCGAGGGGGAGTAGTCGCCCACGTCGGCGGCGTCCAGCAGGTGCGCGATCACGGCGGCGACTTGATGCTCCACGGCTAGCCTCCAGTGCGACTGCGGATGGTCTGGGCGATGATCTCGGCGGCCTTGCCGGCCTCGGAGTTGACCGCGTTTTCGAGGTACTTGGCGGCGCGTCCGGCCTTGTGCCGGTAGCCCATCTCCTCGTGCTGGCGGACCGCGTAGGGGGTGTCGTAGGACACTGCGGCGGTCAGGATTCCCTGATCCTCGGAGGCGACGCCGGAGGCTTGCAGGTCGCCCATCTCGTGCGGGACATGCTCAGTGGAGACGCCCAGGACGTGCTCGGCGGCCAGGTAGAGCCCGTCGGCGGCTGCCTCGCGGGTGGCGTGTAGCACCTCATCAATGCGCAGGCTGATCTCCACGGCTCACACCAAGGCGATCTCGGCGTGCTGCCAGGCGAGGCGTCCACCGTCGTCGTGGATGCTGACGCTCTCGACGGTGCCCATACCGGCGGGGGTGTCGACGCGGGAGCCGACCACGAAGAGGATCGAGGGGTCGACGCGGCTGCCGTCGGTTGGGACGTGCCCGGTCGTGTAGAGGGTGGCGGTCGAGGTGACCTGCTGCCCGGACGCCGCGACGACCAAGCGTCGCTTGGAGTCGACGAAGCAGCGGACCGCGACCGGGTCGCCGTACTGCGGCCCATCGCCGGTGGAGCCGAGGTAGCGCCGCACGGTGACCGTGTGGGGCTGCATCGCCAGCGGCAGGCTAGCCATGGACGATGACCCGGCTCGATAGGCCCGCCTCGGCGAGGGCCTCAGCGGCGTCGGCGGTAAGCGCGCCGGCCGCGACCCGGTCGAGGTTGGTCGACGGGGCGCCCTTCGTTTGGTAGGACGCCGACCCGATTGAGGCGGACGTGACCGGCCCGAGCGACTCGCCCGAGGCGACCCTGTCGGACTCGATCACGGCGGCGAGCTGGTGCAGCGTGGCGGAGGTGACCGCGGCGAGTATGTCGGGGTCGGTGGGGTTGCCGTAGGCGTCTGCCTCGAAGATGCAGCCCCTCAGCGCGGAGCGGACGTGCAGGGACGCACGCTCGATCTGAGCCGTCGACGGCACGGTGGTCGTGCCCGACCAGTGCGCATAGTCGTTGGGAAAGATGAGCGTGCGTCCCATGTGTGCTACTCCTGCCCGGTGGCAGGCGACTCGGGCATCCAGGAGAGGACGCCCTTGCGCGCCTTGCCGGCCTTCTCGGCGTCGATGACCTTGGCGCGCTCCTCCTCGGAAGCGAGCTCCAGGTGCTCGACGACCTGCTCGACGGTGAAGTCGGCCGGGTCGAGGGCGTCCGCGGGGGCGTCCTCGGCCGGGTCGGGTGCGTCGTGGCGACGCAGCAGCATGCCCATGACGATCAGGCCGTCAGGGTGCCGATGCAGACGCCGCGGTCGTTCAGGCGCTTGACGGCGTAGTGCACGTTGGTCGTGATGACGTTGGTGCGCTTGAGGATGTCGCGGTCGCGCTCGACGATCGGGCGCCGCTTGTAGAGGCCGCCGAGTGCGCCGCGCTTGAGCAGCATGAACTTGCCGGCCGCCAGGCGGTCGGTGACGATCACCGGGACTCCGGCGAGCGAGCCGATCTGGCCGCGGGCGACCGGGGTGCCCTGGCCGAAGGTGGCTGCGTTGGTGAACTGCGAGTCCAGGAAGAGCTTGGCCTGGGCGTCGGAGCGGATGAAAAGGCCCGCGAAGTCGGCCGGGTCCCACTCGTCCCCGAAGGTCGCCAGCGCGCCCACGACATGGGCCCAGGTGAGGGCAGTGCCGGCGGTGCCCGCAGGCGAGGCGTAGGTGAGCGGGGCCGACGCCGCGATCTTGTTCGGCGCGTCGGCTGCCGCGGCGGCCGCAGCCGCCGC